TCTCCGCATCTCCCTCCGCCGAACATAAGCGTGATCAACTAGCTGCAGTGGGGGTGCCCCTCGTGGTTACCCATCGGGAGGCCCTGGAGGCACTCAGGGACCGCCTGACGGCCGAACTGGAGGCCGCCGAGGGGTCGGGCCTGGCCAGCGTTTCCAGGGAGCTACGGGCGACGTGGTCTGAGCTGGAGTCGCTGCCCGTCCCGGAATCGAAGGCGCCCGCTGACGAGATCGCCCGACGCCGGCAGGCCCGCAGACAAAAGGCCGCCGGGCAGTGAGCACGGTCATCGACCTGGCTGCCGCCGAGCGACCCCGCGTACTGCACCTGCCCCGGTTCTCCACATCGGCCGGCGACGAGGCCGTGGACCTGGCCGCCTCGGCCGGGCTGATCCTCGACCCGTGGCAGGCGTACGTGCTGCGCAACTCCCTTGGTGAACGCGAGGACGGCCGCTGGTCGGCGCTTGAGGTAGGCCTGATCGTCGCCCGCCAGCAGGGCAAGGGCTCCGTCCTGGAGGCGCGGGAGCTGGCCGGGCTGGTGCTGTTCCGCGATCGGCAGATCATGCACACCGCCCACGAGCTGAAGACCTCCATGAAGCACTTCAGGCGGCTGGTCAGCCTATTCGACGGCTCCGACGACCTGCGCCGACGGGTCAAGAAGGTCGTCCGCTCCAATGGCAAAGAGGGCCTGGAGATGGTCGACGGCGCGCTGCTGGAGTGCCTGGCCCGGACGAAGAACGCCGGCCGTGGATTCACTGGCGATCTGGTGGTCCTTGACGAGGCGTACGCGCTGACCGCCGACCAGATGGAAGCGTCTATGCCGACGATGCTGGCGGTCGACAACGCTCAGGTCTGGTACGCGTCCTCCCCGCCGCTGGATGCGGTATCGGGGCAGGTGCTGATGTCGATCCGGGACCGGGCCGAGGCCGGCAAGGAGAGTCGACTGGCGTGGTTCGACTACGGCTTAGGTGGGAGCCTGGACCGGCTTGAGGATGTGGACCTTGACGATCGGGCGAACTGGCGGGCGGCACTGCCGTCGCTGCGCTCGGGTCGGGTGCGCGAAGAGAACATCGAGGCCATGCGCGCCATGCTTACCGACGTCGGGTTCGCCCGGGAAATCCTGGGTATCTGGCCGCCAGGGCTCGCAGGGGCGTTCCAGATCATCCCCGAGCAGGCCTGGAGCACCGCATGCGACCCCGAGTCGGAGATCGCCGGGCCGCTCGCCCTGGCCGCGGCCGTGTCAGTGGACCGGTCTCGAGCCGCGATCTGCGCGGTCGGCGCTCGTGCTGATGGACTGCTGCACGCCGAGGTCACCTCTACGCCCCTGCGCGCCGACAACCGCAACGGGACCGGTTGGGTCGTTCCTCGTCTTGTCGAGCTGGCCCGCCGGAACAACCCGTGCGCCATCGTCTTTGACGAGTTCGGGCCCACTGGCTCCCTCTTGCCGGCCGCCGAAGAGGCGAAACTCGACGTGACCCGCATCGGCACGGCCGGGGTCGCGAAGGCGTACGGCATGTTCTACGACGCCGTGTCCGGCGGGGATCCGTCCTCGCGGGTTCTCCGGCACATCGGCCAGCCGGAACTGACCGCCGCGGTCGCCGGCGCCAAGCGCCGCCCGCTGGGTCAGGGGCACGCGTGGGATGGTCGGAACACTGCGGTGGACATCACCCCGCTGGTCGCGGCGACTAACGCGCTGTGGGGCTACCTGACCCGACCGACCGACGAGACGCCCGAGGCGTGGGTGGCATGGCTGTGAGCGGAGGTCGGCTATGACCGCACTCCCGCAGGCCCCCGCCGGCCGCGCCGTCACCCTGGCCCCGCTCTGGGCTGTGCTGCTGACACTGCTACTCACCGTCGCTGCGGCGCCGGCCTACGCGGTGGGCTGGACGGTCGGGGCCGCGCGGCGCGCTGGCCGGTTCCTTGCCGACGCCTACGCCGTGGGCCACGGCGACGGGCTACACCCCCGGCCAGGTGAACGCTGATGGGGCTGCTGGAGCGCATCGTCGAGCGGCGCACGCCGGCCCGCAGCATCACCACCATTGACGACTATCTCGCCGCGCTGGGCTCGTTCAACTTCAACGGGAACAGCTACCCCTTGGGCGGAGTGCAGCAGACGCTGGCCGGGCAGCCGGTGGAGCGGATCGCCGACAATCTCATCGGCCTGGCCGCTGGCGCGTATGCCTCTCACGGGCCGATCTTCGCGTGCATGCTCATTCGTTCGGCGGTTTTCTCGGCGATCTCGTTTCGCTGGCAACGGATGTCCGATGGCCGAGGCTCGGAGATGTTCGGCACCTCCGCCTTGGACATACTCCAGAGGCCGTGGCTCCCGGGCGGGACCACCCAGGACCTGTTGTCCCGGATGATCCAGGATGCCGACCTGGCCGGCAGCTCCTACTCGGCGCTGGATGTCCCGCTGGCCCGGCTCGGCGGTGACGACCGGCCTGACATCGTGCGACTGCGCCCAGACTGGGTCGACATCGTCATGAGGCCCCGGTTCATCAACGGGGGGCATGTCGGCTGGCGGAAGGTCGGCTACGTTTACCGGGAAGGCGGCGAGGGGGACCTTGTCCCGCTGCTCCTGAGTGAAGTCGCGCACTTCGCGCCGCAGCCGGACCCGCTGGCGAACTGGCGGGGCATGTCCTGGCTAACCCCGGTGATCCGTGAGATACAAAACGACAAGCTGATGTCAGCCCACCAGCGCGAATTCTTCCGGAACGGCGCCACCCCGAACATGGTGGTGCGGATGCCCGAGCGGATGAGCGCCGACCAGTTCCGCCAGTTCACGTCGAAAATGGACGACGGGCACCGTGGCGTCGAGAACGCCTACAAGACCCTGTACCTGGGCGGCGGCGCCGACGTCACCGTCGTCGGTAAGGACTTCAAGCAAGTCGACTTCACCGCGCTACAGGGCCGCTCGGAGTCGCGGATCGCGCAGGCCGCCAACGTCCCCGCAGTCCTGGCCGGCTTCGCCGAGGGGCTAGAGGCATCGACCTACTCCAATTACGCCCAGGCCCGCCGCCGGTTCGCCGATGGCACGATGCACCCGCTGTGGCAGAACGCCGCCGGCTCCCTCGCCCCACTAATGCCAGATCTCGGCGCGGATGTGCGACTCTGGTACGACGCCACCAATGTGCCGTTCCTGCGCGAGGACGAGAGGGACCACGCCGAGATCCAGCAGATGCAGGCCAACACCATCCGCTCCCTGATCGACGCCGGCTACGAGCCGAAATCCGTGGTCGCTGCGGTGGACGCCGGGGACTGGCGGCTGCTGGTCCACTCGGGCCTGTACTCGGTACAGCTGCAGGCCGCCGGTGCCGACGCCACTACACCGCCCGCCCTCCCGGCAGGAGACGACGATGCCTGAGCAGACCGTGTACCGCGACGCCCTAGACCGGTCCGTCGCCTTCACCCTTCGGGACGGTGGCGGCGAAGGCGACAGCGACGGCCTGACTATCGACGGGATGGCCGCGGTGTACGACACCCCCACCCGCATCGACTCGTGGGAGGGCCGCTTCGACGAGTCGATCGCCTACGGCGCGTTCGGCCGCTCCATCCGAGCCAAGTTGCCGCGAATGCAGTACGACCACGGCCGCCACCCCATGATCGGCACCATCCCGATCGGCCGGTGGGACTCCGCGGTCGAGGAGAAAGCCGCCGGCCTGCACTTAGTCGGGCGCATGCACGACAACTGGCTGATCGAGCCGGTGCGGCAGGCGATCGCCGAGCAGTCCGTGGACGGCATGTCGATCCGGATGACGGTGGTCCGCGACGAGTGGCGCGACATTGCCGGGAAGGTGGTGCGCGACCCCAAGGAGATCGCCGAGCTGTTGTGGAACCCTGGCGACCGCGGCCCCCTCCAGCGCACCATCCGCGAGGCGAAGATCGCCGAGGCCGGGCCGGTGTGCTGGCCCGCCTACGAGACCACTTCCGTCGGTGTGCGGTCGACCGTCACGATCGACCTCGCCCGATTGGATACAGACCCCGAGCAGCGACGGCTGCTCGCCCAGGCCGTACTCCTCGCGGACACGGCCAGCAGCACCACCGACGGCCCGCGATCCACCGAGCAGCCGCCCGACCTGCACCCGCCCACAGGCGGCCCGCAGGTCACCGGCACGCCGCCCGGAGAGCACCCGTCCGCCCCGCCGCGCGCCAAGCCGAACCCCGCCCGGGCGTTCGCCGCACGCACCCGCGGCTACCTACTGAGCATCGAAGGGAAATGACCGTCATGGCGGACGACGACAGCAAGGGCAAGGGTCCGACCCTCACCCACTCCGCGGCCATCAATCGGCTCGTCGAGATTCAGGCCGAATTGGAGCGCCTCGGCGAGTTGGACGTGCTCTCCCCCGAGGACGAGACGTACTTCGTCGAGCTGCGCACCGAGTTCACCGAGGTCGATGAACACCGCAAGCGGCTGGAGCGCGCTGCCCATCTCGCGCAGGTCCGCTCAGCCGCCGAGGGGCGCGGGAGCTTCCGCGTCGAGCGCGGCGCTGGCGGCTACGGCGCCGACGGGCGCGGCGACAGTTATGACCGCGACGCAATCCTGGAGCCCGACAGCGTTGAGGACTGCCGGTTCCGCAACCCGTGGGACCTGGCCGAGGTCCGCACGTTCGGCCGCTCCCCGGAGTCGGTGAACCAGGAGCTGCGGTCCCGGGCGCTGTCGGCGATCGAGAAGCTGCCCAGCGCCAACGACACCATCCGGTCCGCGGCCACCGACATCATCGAGCGGTGGGACGACAAGAACGCCACCCTGGCCCGGCTGTGCCTGGCCTCCAGTTCCCCGGCCTACCTGCGCGCCTTCGCCAAGGCCGCAACCAACCGGCTGCACGAGCTGGAGGAGCCGGAGCGCCGCGCGCTGGAGGCGGTTCGGGCGATGTCCCTGACCGACTCCGCGGGAGGCTACCTGGTGCCGTTCCAGCTCGACCCGACCGTCATCATCACCGCCAACGGCTCCCGCAACGACATCCGCAAGATCGCCCGACAGGTCGTGGCCACCGGTGACGTGTGGAACGGCGTCAGCGCCGGCGCAGTGTCGTGGTCATGGGACGCCGAGGGGTCACAGGTGTCCGACGACGCCCCGACGTTCGCCCAGCCCAGCATCCCGAACTACATGGCCCGCGGCTTCGTGCCGGTCAGCATCGAGGCGATGCAGGACATGGCCAACGGCGCCGCCGAGGTCGCCAAGCTGCTGGCGTTCGGTAAGGACGTCCTGGAGGCTGCGGCGTTTGCCACCGGCTCCGGCTCGGGGCAGCCGACCGGCATCATCACCGCACTGACCGGCACCAGCTCGATTGTCACGTCGATCACGACCGACACCCTCGCCGTCGGCGACCTGTACGCGCTGGAGAACGCGCTGCCGGCCCGGTACCGGTCGCAGTCGGCGTGGCTGGCCACCAATGGCTTCTACAACAGGGCGCGCCAGTTCGACACCGCCGGCGGGTCCAGCCTGTGGGCGCAGCTCGGCGACGGCCGCCCTCAGCAGCTGCTCGGCCGTCCGATCTACGAGTCCGAGGACATGGACGGCACGCTCAACGCCACCCAGGAGAACTACATGGCCGTCCTGGGCGACTGGGAGAACTACCTGATCTGCGACCGAATCGGATTGACGGTCGAGTTCATCCCGCATCTGTTCCAGCAGACGACGGCCGGCAGCGGATTCGGCCGCCCGACCGGCCAGCGCGGCTGGTTCGCGTACAACCGCTGCGGGGCTGACTCCGTGAATGACGCTGCATTTAGGATGCTCAATGTGACCTAATTGGCCACATTCGAGTAGAATGGCGTTAAGGACCCCGGCGGGTGCTGGAACACCCCCGGGGCATGGCCGAACCTGCGAAGAGGTCCGACGTGAGTGAGAGTACCTGTCAACGCGAGAGTTGCCTGCTGCGCCACAAGGCCAAGGGCCTCTGCGCAGGGCATTACCGCGAGATGCGCCGCAAGCTGAACGACGCGAGCTGCCAAATCGACGCCTGCGGTCGACCGCACAAGGCCAAGGGGCTCTGCGACGCGCACTACCGCAGACACCGCCTGGGCGAACCGCTGACGGCACCGCTGCGCGGTGGCCGCATGGGTATCGCCCCGTGCGAGGTTGAGGGCTGTTCGCGGACCTACTACGCCAAGGGCATGTGCGGCCTGCACTACAACCGCCGCAGGCTGACTGGAACGGTGGGCTCTGCCGGTCGAGTCAAGCGCCTCGACGGCGAGGGCGCAGTGCACAACATCAGTGGCTACCGGTACATCCAGTGGAACATCGGCGGTCGAACGCGCCGGGCCGCCGAGCATCGACTAGTGATGGCGCAACACCTTGGCAGGGCACTAACCGCCGAGGAGACCGTGCACCACCGCAACGGCGTCCGCGACGACAACCGGATCGAGAACCTCGAACTCTGGTCGAAGTCGCAGCCCGCCGGGCAGCGGGTGGCAGACAAGGTGGCGTGGGCGCGGGAGATCCTGGCGCTCTACGACGGGGCTCCCGCCGACATCCTCTGATCGAGCATCCGACAACCGAACATCGAAACGCGACGAAGGCGCCTCCATCCGTGGGGGCGCCTTCGTCGTGCCCGACAACCGCGAGGAGGCCGCCGTGGCGGACCAGAAGGCGCCGGCGAACACGCCAGCCGAGCAGGACCCCAAGACCACCAAGACCCCCACCAAGGACGCCGAGGCCGCCCCGAGCCGGGGCACCGCCAAGGGCACCGACCGCCACGCAGTCCCCGGCGCCCCAGGCGTCGACGCGCGGCTGGACAACCGGGCCGGGGACCAGCGGCCCCCGCTGGAGTCGTTCCCGGCAAAGCCGCAGCAGGTCGACGGCCCGGACCTGGTCCACCAGGCCGAGCACACACGCCGCGTCCTGGCCGAGCGCGCCGACGGCGACGACGTGGACCGCAAGGGCATGCACTCGGCTGGCCCGCACGGCCTGTCGGATGAGTCCGAGCGGCTCGGTGGCCCGACCTGTGACGCCGGCCAGACTGCGGCCGAGGCCGCCAAGGACGCCCGCTGATGTGGCGGGTCCGGGAGTCGTACTCCTACGACGAAGGCGGCGTCCCGGTCGTCGTGCGCGCCGGGTCGCTGCTGCCTGAGGGTGACCCACGCGTGGCCGGCCGGGAGCGGTACCTGGAGCCGGCCGAGAATGCCGCCGCCCGCGGCGCCGGTCAGGCCGTGGAGACCGCGACCGCGGCTCCGGGCGAGCAGCGCACGGTCGGTAAGCCGCCGGCCGGTCGCAAGCAGGGTCGGTAGCGGCATGGCCGCCCGGGCCGCGCGGGTCACCGCCGCCACCACGGCAACCCGCCTGGACATCACCACGGTGACCCAGATCGGCCGGTACGGGCTGCTGGTACGCAACCGCGGATCGGTGGCGGTGTACCTGGGCGGCTCGGACGTCACCACCGCCACCGGTTACCAGCTCGACCCAGGTGAGGCGCAGCCGGTCGATCTGGCCGGCTACGACTCCGGCCTGTACGGCATCGTCGCCTCGGGCACTGCGGTCTGCCACGTCCTCCAGGTGGGCGCATGACGCTCATCGGACGCACCCAGTCGCCGCCGCGCGCTGGCCGCTGGCTCCGGCCCACCATGGGCGACGTCGTCACCACGTCGGCGGCATTCGGTACGGCCGGGCGGGCGTTCGTTGCCCAGGTGCAAGTGCCTGCTCCGGTGCTGGTGGACGCGGTCAGCTATGTGGTCGGCGCTACCGCGTCGGGCAACGTGATCGTCTCCCTTCTCCGAGCGGTGTCGCTGACCGCGGACACCCCGGTCGGCGGGACGGTCGTGGCCGAGTCCGCATCCACGGCGCAAGGCGGCGTTAACGACTACCAGGCGGTTGCTTTCGCCGGACCGGCGCTGCTGACGCCCGGCTACGCCTATTACGTAGCGCTCCAGGGCTCCTCGGCTACCGGCACGTACATGCGGCTGAATAACCAGCGGCAGGGCCCCGCCCTGGCCGGTTACTTCGATGTCGCGGCTGGGTTCGGGCCGGTCACCATCCCCGCGTCGTGGACCGATACCGGTTCAGGGATCCCGGGGCTTCTCCTTCGAGTGCAAGGCTGACGGGGTATCTGACATGGTTGCCGAGTACCCGGGGAACGCGTCCCCGACAATGCCGATCCCCACCCCGGGGCCTGGCGTCTACCTCAACAGCCCGTCGCTGACTGGCGTGCTGGGCAAGGTACGTGATGAGGTCGCCGCGGTATGCGCCGAGCTGGGCGCAGACCCCGCCGGCGCGCAAGCAACCGTGCGCGCACGGCTGGACGCCCTGGATGCCACGGTCGCCGGGATCGGCGGCGGCACGCCGGCCACGACGATCCTGCAGGTTGTCGCCGATGGCACTACCGACGCCGCCCCGACGATCCAGGCGGCGCTGGCCGCGATTGGCTCCTCGACGAAGTCGCGCCGCTTCTTGGTGGAGGGCACCACCAAGGGCACGATTTACCTCAACTCGCAGATCCAGATCACCACCAGCGACACCGAGGTCGTCTTCGGGGCGCCGTTGAAGTTCGGCACCGCGATCGACCCCGACGGCTACGGCGGCCTGTCCATCCTCGGCACCGCCGGGACGTCCACGACCGTCACCCCCGGGTCGGGGCACGTCCGCGGTTCCTCAAAGATCAGTATCTCCTCCGGGTTCACCCTGACCCCGAAGACACTGGTGCGGATCTACGACAACGACACCGGCCCGGCCGGCAGCCTCGACGCGGCGGGGAACAAGTCGGAGATGGCCGAGGTGCTCCTCAACGTCGCCGGCCTGATCTACCTGGACCACCCGCTGCACAACACCTACACCGGCACCGTGACCCTGGTGCCGATCACCCCGGTCATAAACAGCGGATATCGCGGTGGGAATATCACGTTTTCCGGTCAGCAAGCGGCCGCCACCCGCTACCCGTGCAAAATGCAGTACACCGACCGGTGCTTCTATGACGACATGCACCTGCGCGGCACCACCACCGATAGCTGGAGCCGAGAGGGCTTCAATGTCAAGTGGAGCTATCGCTCTCGTTACACCAACTGCACGGCAACAATGTCGTGGAACTACACGATCAGCAGTACCTACTCCTACGGTTTCTCGGCAGACTCCGCCACCGCCGGGGTGTGGCTGCGCTGCAAGACCAGTAACCTGCGCCACGGCTTCTCTGCCGCTCGCGCATCCGCCGGCCTGGACTACATCGGCTGCCGCGTCGAAAATTCCCTGGCCTCCGGCTTCGACTTGCACGGCGGCTGGTGCTGTGACATCCGGTACCTCGGATGCACCGCGACCGGCTCGGACACCCTTAACTCCGGAGACACCACCCACGGCGGGTACATCGCCGGAAACACGTCCTACCTAGCTGGCGCGCATCACATCACGTACGACAGCTGCACGGCCCGCGGCTTCCGACCGATGACCCCCTCGGGTGGTGGCACCGGCGAGGGCTACGGATTCAATGTCGTGGATGGGTCCAGCCACATCCGCTACAACAACTGCACCATCGACGACTGCCAGATGGGCTACAAGGTGCTATCGCAGGTCGGGGTGCCGATCACCCACGTGACGATCTCCGGCGGCACCATCTCCAGCATGTCGACCCCATCCGGGGTGTCCTTGCCGGTGTGGGTGACAGCCGGAGTCGCGCCCAATGACGTGGACGGCCTAACTGTCACTGGCGTCACCATCCTCGATGGCGGCGGCATGGCGGACATGCGGATCCGCGGCAACTCCGGCAATCAGCTCGTCAACGTGCGCGTCATGGGGAATAGGTGGCTTGGCCAGGGCGCGGCTGGCGCTTACCCGGTCGATCTGCGCTATGTGGACAATCCTGTAGTCACAGGCAATCTGTTCGACCGGACCCGCCGGGGCGTCGCGATCACCAGCTGCCCTGGCGCGGTGATCACCGGGAACACCATGATCGGCCTGACCGACGCCGCAGGTGGCGACGCTTCCAGGGTGATCTACGACGGTGGCGGCAACACCAACTTCGTCTTCGCCGGCAACACCCTGACCGGCATGACGCTGACAAGCTGGTCTACTGCGATCACCTCGTCGGGGGCGTCGGTGACCAAGCCGGCCGCCGGCGTCGCCCTGGTCTGATGCCTATCCCGCTGTGGGACTCTCCGGGCGTGCTCTGGGATGACCCGGCAGTGGCGTGGGACGCCGCACCAACCGGGGTCGGTGACCTCACCCCCGCGCACGCCGCCGCGACTCTGACCACCGGCCGGATTGCCCCTTTGGTCGGCTGCGGACACGCCGCCGCGACTCTGACCACCGGCCACCAGCCCTAACCACGGGGAGGCGCACGTGACGTACTACATCGGGCAGCGCGTCACCGTGTCCACCACCGTCACCGATGAGGCCGGCACCCCGACCGCAGCGACTGTGGCGTGTACCGTGACTGCCCCGAGCGGTGCCGCCAGCACCCCAGCCGTCGGCAGCGCCGCGACCGGCGTCTACACCGCGCAGGTGACGGTCGATCAGGCCGGTGACTGGCTGATCGCCTGGACCACCAGCGGCGCCGTCGTCGCCACGGCCGTCGACCAGCTCCACGTCATCGCCCCCACCCTGCGGATCGTGTCACTGGCAGAGGTCCGCGAGCACGCCAACATCGTCGGCAGCGCCTCGGACCGGGAGCTGCTGGACTTCATCGGTACCGCCGGCCAGCTAGTCGAGGCCCGCGTCGGCGTCTGCGTCCCGGCCACCGTCACCGACGAAGTCCACACCCCGGGCGCCGGCGCGATCTGGCTACACCGGCTGCCTGTCCTGTCGGTGACCTCGGTTGGCGAGTACGTGGGCGACACCCTCGTCACCGCGCTGGCGGCCACCGACTACGACCTGGACCTGCTATCCGGGCGCATGACCCGCACCAACACCGCCGGCGCTCACCTCACCTACTCCGGCACGGAGGTCCGTGTCACCTACCGCCCCGGCCGCCAACCTATCCCCGAGGGCATCAGGTGGGCGTCCAAGGAGCTGGCCGTGCACCTGTGGCGGCGCTCCCAATCGCAGCGCGGCGGGCGCGGGCGCGGTGATGCCGACGTCGCGCCCGTCGGGTTCGGCTACGCGATCCCCAATGCGGTCGCCGAGGCCCTGTCCCCATTCCTGCTCCCGCCCCTGGTGGCCTGATGCCCGCCGCATCCACGACCGTGCCCGATGCCGTCACTGCCCTGCTGGCAGTCTGCACGGCAGCCCTGGCAGGCACCGGTGTCGAGGTGATTGACGGCGCCCCGAACGCCGACACCCCGCCGGATGAGTTCTTGAGCGTCGGGTTTAGCCGCGACGACGAGGACGCCCCCGTCGAGGGCACAACGACCGATGAAGGCAACTACTCCAGCTCGGAGCAGTACCGGATCCGGTGCCTGCTGTCCACGGCCCGCGGTGACACCGCCGCCGGGGCGGTCGCCCAAGCCCGCGCCAGGTGCGCGCACCTGTACGGCCTGGTCGCCGCCGCGATCCGCATTAACCCCACCCTCGGGGGCGCGCTGACCAACGGGGGCCGGGCAGATGTCGGCGGCTGGTCGTGGCTGTACGGGCCAACCGTCGACGGGGTCGTCGCCGAGGTCGAGTTCGACGTGATCGTTAACGCCTACTACCTCGGCATGACCTGATGCCGCCGCCGGTACGCACCCGCGACGGAGAAATCGCCTCGATCATCCGGGCGGCGTACCGGACGGTACTGCCGGAGCTGCGCAGGCAGGCCCGCCGAGTCCGGAAGGGCGTCGTGGTTGAGGCGCCGAAGTCGACCACCGGCGGCCCGGATGGCCGCGGCGGTCGGATCCCGCCGGGCAACCTGCGCCGCAGGATCCGCCTCAAGTCGGGGGTGGACCGGGCTGGCCCGTGGGCGCGGCTGGTCACCACCGCCCGCAACCCGAAGACCGGCTACCGGTACGGGCTGGCCATCCAGCAGCGCCAGGACTACCTGGGCCGCGGCCTGGCCCGCACCCCACGTGAGTGATCGATCGAGAGGAGAACGCGATGGACCCGAGCTACCCGACCACCAACCCTGAGCTGCTGGACCCTGACCGCCGTGCGGTTGAGGAGCGGCGCAGGGCCCGGAACGTGGAGTACGGCACCTATGTGGCGAAGTCCCAGATCCCGTGGGGCAGCGTCATCGCCTTCCAACCTGGCGACCCGGTGCCGGCCAGCACTGTCGAGGCGCATGGGTGGGACAAGCTCAACCTTGTCACCAAGGCCGACAAGCCGCCGGCCGCAGTCAACGACAGCCCGCCCGAGCTGGCCGCCAGCACGTCGGCGGGGAAGACCGCGAAAGGTGGTAACAACGCATGAGCCTCACGATGGCCACCCCCAACATCCTGTCCGACCCGGGCTTCCTGTTCTACGCCCCGCTGGCCTCCACGCTGCCGACAATGGCCGCGGCCGGGTCCAGCTACGACGCCGACGCGTGGCCGGTGGCGTGGCTGCCCTGGGGCGCCACCGACGCCGGCTCGGACTTCAATTACGAGATGAAGGTCGAGCCGATCACCGTCGCAGAGCTATTCGATCCGGTCAAGTACGCCCCGACCGAGGTGGCCACGTCGATCGGGTTCGCGCTGGCTGACTACACCCTGGGCAACCTGGCCCGGGCGATGAACGCCCCGGCCGGCAACGTCACCACCGTGTCCGGCACGGGCGCGACCCTGTCCTCAAAGCTGTCCCCGCCGCAGCCCTCGCAGATCGTCCGCCGGATGATCGGCTGGGAATCGCTGGACCACACGGTGCGGCTGATCGGCTACCAATGCCTGGCCGCCGGGCAGATCCAGGCCCAGGCCAAGAGGGCGCCGGAGAAGTCCACGATCGCGGTGACATTTAATTTCGAGCGGCCCGCCTCCGGGGATTCGTTCAACATCTGGGCCGCCGGCGTCGCCCGGCTGGGGACCGTCTGATGGCCAGCCTTGGCACCCTGGGTGTCGCCAAGCCAGCCATCGACCTGGACTTCGACTGGTTCGGGCACACCGTCCGCGTCGCGGAGTACGCCTCGGATCTGGTGGAGCTGGAGTTCCTGACCGCCGCCGGGAAGATCAGCGTCGAGGACACCGACAACGCCGCCGCCGGTCTCGGCGTCACCGTCGCCGGGGCGTCCGCGGCTGTGGAAGCGGTCCTCGGGTCGATCCGGCGGCTAATCCACCCCGAGGACTGGCAGACGTTCTGGGACGCGGCCATCGCCCACGGCCAGCAGCTCGAAGACCTGTTAGCGGTCCAGAAGGCGATCACGGAGGCCATCGCCGAGTTCCCTACTGGGCTGCGGTCCGGCTCTACGCCTGGGCCGCAGAGCGTCCCCAGCTCATCCGCGGCCGGCTCCTCCTCGCCGGCGTTGACCCCGCTG